ATGGCATGTATTTATTGATGGTGCCTGCCAGATCAAAAAGGTACTTCCAGCGCGATTCGCCTTGCGGGTAATTCGAAGCTCGATCACTTTTTAGCGAAACACACGGAGAATTGATTAATTCATATGGCAGATGGCAGAGGTGGCGCAAGAGCAGGTGCAGGAGCCAAGCCGCGAACGGTAACGGACGCGACCGGCGAGGCTTATGTTCTTTACTCAAAAGCGCGAGCAAAGAAAGAAACCCACAACGCAAGAATCGCGGAAATGGAGGAGCGCAAAATATCTGGCGACCTGCTCGATCGCCGATCTGTCGAGCAGGATGCCGACATGGCTGCGCGAACGGTCAAAAACTCACTGCTCGGAATCCCTGAGCGCCTGGCGTCAATATTGGTCGGCAGGACTGAGAAGGAAATCCTGCAAGAGCTAAGGAAAGAGATATCAATAACCCTAAAAGGCATCAGCGATGAACTTGATACAGCGAATTGAGCACACCCCAATCGAGGATTTAGTGCCTTATGCCGCCAACGCTAGGACGCACAGCGAGGATCAGGTTTCACAAATCGCCGCTAGCATTAAAGAATTTGGATTCAACAATCCTGTTTTGATTGATATCGATAACGGGATCATTGCCGGTCATGGGCGAGTCATGGCTGCAATGAAATTGGGCTTGGATCTGGTGCCGACGGTAACACTCGACCACCTCAGCGATGCGGAGCGCCGCGCCTATATCCTGGCTGACAACCGCCTGGCACTGAACGCTGGCTGGGATGAGGAAATTTTGGCTGCGGAACTGAAACGCTTGGATGATGAAATCGATCTGAGCTTGCTTGGATTTGATGACGATGAACTAGCTAGGCTGCTTGACCTGCAAAGCGATGAAGGCCTAACAAACGAGGACGATGTTCCAGAACTGCCAGAGACCCCTAAAACGGTCGAGGGCGATGTCTGGCTACTAGGGCGGCACCGCCTAATGTGTGGCGACAGCACTAGCATCGATGCCGTTGAAAAATTAATGGACCAAAAAACTCCTTGTCTAGTTTACACGGACCCTCCTTACGGGATGAATGCAGTCAGCAATTCATCTGTTTTGAAAAAAAATTATGCTGCTGACATTATGGGAGACGATAATCCTGACACAGCTAAAGAGTGCTTTAGGTTGATCCATTCACTGTATCCACAAGCAAAAAATGTTTGGTGGGGTGCAAATTACTATTCATCTGTTCTACCAGATAGTGAATGCTGGATAGTTTGGGATAAGAACAACGGCGGCAGCGATCAAACCGACTGCGAACTTGCCTGGGCAAACTTTAGAAGCGTTGTAAGGCAGTTCACCTTGGCCAGCGAAAAAACTAACAGAGTTCATCCAACACAAAAACCCGTAGATTTATTTAGCTGGGTGTTGCAAAAATTTAAATTGGAGCCAGCAATTGTTGCTGATTTTTTTGGAGGCAGTGGATCAACGCTAATAGGATCTGAAAAGCATGACAAGACCTGCTGCCTTATGGAATTTGATCCTAAATACTGCGACGTGATCATCAAGCGCTGGCAGGACTACACCGGCGAGCAAGCGACTCACGAAGCGACCGGCAAACCCTTTGATGACGTTGAACATGTATCTTAAAAGATACGCCCAGGCTTTACTGCCTGAACCGGATTTGACTGTTAGCGAATGGGCTGACGAGTATCGGATACTCGATCAAGGCTCATCATCTGAGCCAGGACGCTGGCGCACCGATCGCACCCCCTATCTGCGCGAAATTATGGACTCGCTTTCGTCTAGGTCGGACGATGATGTGATCGTATTTATGAAGGGCGCTCAGGTCGGGGCAACTGAAGCCGGAAACAATTGGCTAGGATATGTCATTCATCATGCGCCTGGGCCTATGCTTTACGTTATGCCGACCGTCGATTCTGCCAAGCGAGCAAGCAAGCAAAGGATCGGACCGATGCTTGACAGCATTCCAGAGGTCGCTGCCAAGGTTGCGACCCCGCGAGCTAGGGACTCAGGAAACACGTTGTTTCAGAAGGATTACCCAGGCGGCACCCTGATCCTGACCGGCTCTAATTCAAACGTCGGGCTGCGCTCGATGCCCGCGCGCTATCTGTTTTTGGATGAGGCCAGCAGCTATCCGAGCGACGTTGATGGCGAAGGCTCGCCGGTACAATTGGCGATCCGTAGAACGGCCACGTTTAAACGCAATCGTAAGGTTTTCATGGTCAGCACCCCTACCCTGGACGGCCTTTGCACGATCCAAGAATATTTCGAGCAATCCGATCAGCGCTATTTTTATGTACCCTGCCCTCACTGCTCTGAATTTGGCACGATCACCTGGGACCGGATCCGCTGGCATGACAACGACCCGACCACCGCTTGCCTGGTGTGCGAGCACTGCGGATCTGAAATCAGCGAATCCAATAAGACCAATATGCTGCTGGCCGGTGAATGGCGCCCGACCGCGACCGGCAGGTATAAGGGCTACCACCTGTCGAGCCTGTACAGCCCGCTCGGCTGGTATTCATGGAGCGACGCCGCGACCGATTTCATGGCGGCAAAGAAAGGATCCCAGGAGCAACTGAAGACGTTCATCAACACCGTGCTGGGTGAAGTTTGGACAGAGCAAGGGCAACAGGCAGACCCCGCCGCCCTGATCATGCGCCGCGAGGAATACCCCGCTGCCCTGGAGTTTAAAAAAACCACGATCGGCGTCGACGTGCAAAAAGATCGGCTTGAGCTTGAATACGTCGGCTGGGGCGAAGGTGAGGAAAGCTGGTCGATTGATTATGTGATCTTATTGGGCGACACCGCCCAGCCTGGCGTGTGGGATGAGCTTGCGGAATTGCTAGATGATCTAGCGCCCGACTCAGTGGCAATCGACTCAGGTTATAACACTAGCTTGGTATATGATTTCGTCGCCAAGCGGCGCTACTGTCACGCCATCAAGGGCGTTTCAGGCTTTGGCTTGCCATTGATCGAGGACGCGCAAAAGCGCGCCAGGCGGCTCGCAAAGCGCCGCAAGAAGGCGCTCACAGCCGAGCCAATCGGCGTCGACCAGGGCAAGGCAATGGTCTATTCAATGCTCAGTATTGCCGAGCCTGGACCTGGCTACTGCCATTTTCCCGCCGACGCGGCCTATGATGACGAGTATTTTGCCCAGCTTACCGCCGAGAAACTGGTCACGCGGTACTCTAAAGGGCGACCGCGCCAGGAGTGGGCTGCGACCAGAGCGCGAAATGAGGCGCTCGACTGCCGAGTTTATGCCCTAGCAGCCCTCAGATTGAGCCAAAACACGCGCAAAAGGCCGCGCGTACCTGTGCAAAATGACGCCGAAAACGTACCTAAAAACGTACAAACACCACCTAAAAAGCGCAAATGGTCGATTAACCAGCAGCATGGCGGTGCTTGGCTGTGATCGAAGCGATCATTTCCGAGGTGCTACACAGCAAGGTTGACGGATCGCTGGCCGATGAACTGCGCGAGGCGATCATCGAGGCGCTGCAACAGCGCGCTGGCGGCGATACGATCTACATTTTGAAGCGGCAGAAGATCGACCAGGATCAACTGCGGGCGGAGTTTAACGGACGGAACATCGACGATCTGTGTGGGCGGTTTAAGATCACGCGCCAGCGGGTATATCAAATCTTGAACGAGAACTGAGGGCTATGCCCTCAACCCTTTGATCAATGCCTGGATCTGCTGGGCCTCTGCATCCGTGACCCACAACTCCAGGCGCTTTAGCCCTTGCTCTTTTTTGCGCTCACGCTCGGCGCTTTTGCGCTCGGTTGCAGTTTTCGCCACGACGGATTTTTGCAACTCTTTAAGCTCATCAATCAACTCGCGTTTAAGACGTTGGGCTTTCCTGAATCCTGACTCGTCACCGATCCCGCTGCTTTCGCAGTATTGCTCGCGGTACGTTTTAAAATCCCAGTTTTCCCATTCTGCTGGCCATCGCACAAGATAGCCTCGATGATGCTTCTGCATTGTGATTTGATTTTTCATAATTCCCCCTGGGCGGCTTATGCCGCTTTGTCTGCTCTCATGGTTGGTGCCATTGAATAGCTGCCGGTTGGCAAAAATTGCTCAACGCCCTCATAAACTTTGATTTTTGCTCGCTTAACGCCTTCGCCCATAACGCCTTCAAACGTCACAGTTTTTTCTGTGCGCTTAATTATCGTGACGTGGATCCAGCTATCAGAAGAACAAATAAAGTTTGTCTTGTAAGTTTTGCCTGTTTCGAACTTGATCATTTTGTTACCCCGGTTGCGTTGTTGTTGTTATCTATTATATTCGTGACCGGTCACAATGCAAGCACTTTATGCAATTAATTTAAAAAAGATTTAAGGCGGATAAGTAAACGGTTTACTTGTCCGCCTAAACGAATTGCATTCTGTCAAATCCTTCCCTAAAAATTTGACACAGTTATCGAGATCATACCTCGATGACAAATGCGTTTGATTCTGCCAACTACCCCACCACCGAGCCGACCGAGCTGGTTGCCGGTGATATGTGGAGATGGAAACGATCGGATCTGAACACCGATTATCCAAACTCAGCCTATACGCTGAAATACGCGTTGCGCTTGCAGGGCGCTGGCACGACCGAGATCGAGATCGCCGCGAGCGCGTCGGGACTTGAATACATCATCGAAGTAGGCAGCAGCACAACTGCCGCCTATATCGTTGGTCGATATACATACCAAACCTATATCACTCGCAACTCTGACAGCGAGCGAATCACAATCGGATCTGGTGAGATCCAACTGCTGGCGAACCGTGACCAGTCGACCACCAATCCGATCACCAATCTGCGCCAGCGACTCGAAAACCTTGAAACCGCAATTCTTAATCTCACTACTAAGACGGCAAGCGCTTATTCGATCGCTGGTCGCAGTTTTTCCTATGTTGATTTGCCGGAACTGCAACGAATGCGTGATCAGACGGCTGGCGAGATCAACACGAAAACCCGCAAAACCTTTGGGATCCGTCAATGAATAATATTCGCCGATGGGATGCCGCTTCGCCTGATGTTGTCCAGAACTGGGTCAGCGAAGTCAAAAGCATCAACGAAGACCTGCGAACCCAGGGCGAAGCGCTGCGCGCTAGGGCGCGGGATCTTGAGCAGAACAACGACTACGCCAGCCGGTATTTAAACCTGGTCGAGACCAATATTGTCGGCGAAGGGATCAAGCTGCAAAGCAAGGCGCGCACAAACAAAGGCAAGCTCGACAACCGCGTTAACCGAATCATCGAGCGCGAATTTGCCGACTGGACAAGCGCCAAGAATTGCTCGCGCGACGGTCGGCTCGACTGGGCTGACATTCAGCGCCTGGTTGTGCGATCAGTTTGCCGTGATGGCGAGGTGCTGGTTCGCATGGTTCGCGGGTCTGAATTCCAGATTGCGATTTACGACGCCGATTTCCTTGACTACGCATTGAACCGAGAAGCGACTAAAGACAGTAACGCGATCGTGCAAGGCATTGAATTAGACCGCGCTGGCAAGCCGGTCGCGTATTACCTCTGGAAGATGCCGCCGAATAAGGTGCCTAGCATATTTGGGATGCCGACTAAGTCGCCGAACATCAACGCTTACGAACGGGTCGTCGCCGAAGACATCATCCACATTTACAAGTCGGATCGCCCAAATCAAATTCGCGGTGCCACCTGGCTTGCGCCGGTAATGATTCATCTGTTGATGCTCGGCAGATACGAACGAGCTGAAATGCGCGCTGCTGAAATAGCAGCCAGCAAGGTTGGCTACTACAAGACGCCGACCGGCGATTATTTAGACGACCAGGAAAACGCCGAAGGCTATGGCCTGCCCTCATCCATCGGCGGCGTTGGCTTTACTGAATTACCTGCTGGGACTGAGCTGGCCATGCTTGACCCTAACCACCCTGTCAGCGCCTATTCAGACTACGTTTCAGGCGTTCTAAAGGGCGTTGCGACTGGTTTAAACGTGACCTACCACGCCCTCTCAAGCGACCTGTCATCGGTCAATTTTAGCTCTATCAGGGCAGGAACTATCGAGGAGCGCGACAACTGGAAGCGCTGGCAGCAGTTTTATATCTCGCACCTGATGCGCCCCATTTTTTCGGCTTGGCTGGAATTTAACCAGGGGCGGCTTGGCATCAACGCCGAGCAAACCGTCGCCACATTTGTGCCTCGCGGCTGGACCTGGGTCGATCCCGTCAAAGATCTGCAAGCGCACAAGATGGCCTACGAATTGGGCGTGAGCAGCCTGTCAGCAATCGCTGCCAGCCAGGGCAAAGACCTAGAGGAAGTATTCGATCAACGACAAAAAGAAACCGAATTGATGGCCGAGTATGGCCTGGTTTTCGGGCCTATCGAACCAATGATGGAGTCAGACGATGGAACAGATTAAGACCGGCCAACTGAGTCGGCAATTCAATTTTGAACGGGATCAAGTCGATGCAGAAGCTCGCACCGTGACCCTGAGCTTTTCAAGCGAACAGCCGGTCGAAAGATGGTTTGGAACTGAGGTGCTCTCGCACTCACCCGAATCCGTCGACCTGACGCGCTTGAATGCCAAGGCCGCATTGCTTGCCA